GAGTACAGTGGGTGATGCAACAGGTTGCACATCGATGTCTTCGGGATTGACACCCTCAGCGATCATGCGATGATCAAAACCGACACCACCTTCACCTATACCCTGACGAATACCAGACTTGAATCCGTTTTGGGCATTGTGACATGACGCGCACGAGAATGTACCTTCACTGGACGCAATGTCGCCTTCAGTGATACCAGTTTCGTGATAAATCAACTTGCCTAGTGCGACTTTCTCTGCAGTAATAGGATTACTTGGGTCTTGCGGAATGTTATCGAAGTCATCACTGTCGGGAAGGATGTATTCTTCGTATGAACCTGTCGTTGATGTGGAGTCAAGTAACGTGAGTAGATTGTCACGTGCCTCGACTGCTGGATTAACAGGTGTTACAGTTGGGGGAGTCACGACCACAGGGTCGGGGGCGGATGCGTTATCTGATCCGCCAGAACATGCACTCAGGAGTGCCGTAGACACAGCTACAGTTAGTAGTTTCTTCATAATATAAGAGCCTCTCAATACTCTATTTCAAGTTACGAGAGTAAGTATACTACAGTTTATAGACGGGTGTCAAGTGTGAATAGTTATCTTTTTTTGACGCGCTTGATTGCTTGCTTCTCTACTTCGATCCAACGTTTCGCCTTCGCACCAACAGGTTTATCCGTAAACTTCTTTGCATCACGATATGCAGTCAGTGTTTCTTTTTCGTAGTTCTTGCCTTCTGAGTTATCAACTACCAAGAAGTTCTCTTTACCGAACATACGCTGGAACTTACCAACATTGCGTTGAACCGCTTTCCAGTACTCAGTAACACCCTTCGCACCTAGTGTACGAGCTCGTTTTGCATCACGGTTAATTGCAGTGTCAAGATCTGTGTTGACGAATATCATTGCAACATCGTAACCTAGATCTTTAACCTTTTGTGCCTGCGCTGCGATTTTGTCTGGATCTTTACCAGTACCGTCTACGACAAGACCAAGACGGCCTTTCAGATATCGTTCTTCTTTCTTGCCGGTTAGTTTCTTTGCCTTGCCACGAAGTTCTTGACCCTTCGGTGAGAAGATATTGTCCGGAGTCATATCCATATCAACCTTCTTCATAGCAGCTTCAAATGCGTCGTCAGAGTTAACGACCTTGTAACCCATAGAAGTCAAACCAGTTTTGCCGACGATGAATGACTTACCAGAGCCTGGCCCACCCGCAAGGAAGATCGCCTTGAAGATTGCTGGATCGTTGACGCCTTCGTCTAAGAATGTTTTGAAAGATTTCATTGTAATACAGTCTGTTGGTGATAGATGTATTTATTTATACAAATTGTGGCGGTGGGCGTAGGATTCGAACCTACGGAACCTCTCGGTTCAACGGTTTTCAAGACCGCCGCTTTCGACCGCTCAGCCAGCCCACCTATTTTTAAAATAAAAGGGGGAGTTTCCTCCCCCGCCTCAACTGGGCACCACTGATTCAGTTATTTGTAAAGGGGAATCAGACCCTTTTTGCAAAGATATCTGAGAAGTTCAGACCGGAATATTTAGATGCACCCGAACTCTGGTTATTGTACCATCGCTCTCGTGCGCCGTACTCTGTCATTGAGTAGGTTAGGCCTACTTGCATACCTTTATAAAAAATCTTCCACTCATGTATCATAACATTTCCTCAATTGGTCGGAGATGAAGGATTCGAACCTACGACCCCTGCATCCCAAATGCAGTGCTCTACCAAGCTGAGCTAATCTCCGTTATTCGTTAGAAACAAACTCGTTGATTTGTTTCGCGATAGACATAACTTCGGTCAATGTTGGATAGTCCGGATAATCTGGAATATCAAATCGGCCATCCGTATTACCAAAAGTAGATTGGAACTCAATCATTGCTTGACGACGATCTTTTGCTGCCCAGTATTCATCTACTAGGACGTTTCTTGCGGTCTCGAACATCTGGTATCGAAGTTCGTATGGACTTGTATTAGACATAATTGTCTCCTTGTGTGTGTTGTGTGTAAGTGAGCAGTTTTCCACATACTCAGGTGACGGGCGTAACGACCAGCACGAGTTTAGAGTCATCTCGGGACTGAGAGTCAATCGAGAGTGATTTCCTCTCGCTTCTTCTTGGCACCTTGTTTAATTCCAAGTGCGATCTCAAGTCTCTCGATCTCCTTGTCCTTACGCTTCTGCCATTGTTGTTCAGTGCGGCCGTTCTTCTCAAAGAACGTTGACGCCTGAAGACGATCGAGTGCGCCTTCGCGTCGGCGCTTGACTACATGCTTTCCTCGCATATCAATCCTTAAATTTGCTGTCAATCCAGCATTTCCCATAGTACAGGATACCTAACCAGATGGTAAACATAATACCATCGATATATCCCAGCTCATTCCAAACTTGTATCGGATCCATTTTCGGGTCTTCCTTCTGGCCATTCCCAGACTAAACACTTTGCTTTTGGTACATATCGCACGACGCAAATTTGTTGCGCAACACCGCGACCACCAACACATTCTTGTTCCTCTTGAATAAAGGTTGCCCACTTGAGACAAAGTCCTTTATCAATTTGTTCACTCATTGTACTACAACTGGTCACTGTTGTCAACAGTGCAACTAATAAAAACCTCATAAGTTTTCCTCAAAGTTGGCGGAGCGGACGGGACTCGAACCCGCGACCCCCGGCGTGACAGGCCGGTATTCTAACCAACTGAACTACCGCTCCTAATAAGGTTTGAGGCCTTCTTTGCCTCTATGGTATCTCCCCCATATGCAGTGTGCCACTTCGTGTCCAATCAACTCAGGTTCCCACTGCCACTCAGGATCCTTTATGTACACGGTGCACTCGCCGGTCTCAGGAATCCAGAGAGTAAACGCACTCACTGTGTCCCATTGTACGCCCAGTTTCTGTCGTCTGGCTGAATTATACTCGGCTTCGTTTTTGAGTAAAACAAAATGAACCTTTGGATGTAGGTTCTCGTATTCCTTTTCTAGGAACTTATAATCATCCGCACCGTAACGGTACGCATTGGTGATACCGGACGATGCGCATCCGGTGATGAATAGACTAATCGCTATCGTGAACGTGTAATTGAATAAGCGCATAATGAAGTACCTTTAGTAAGTCTTTTCGCGCATCGTCGCGGGTTCCCTTTTTCCCGTAACGCTGTGCGTATTTTAAAACATTACCGATACAGAATCCTGTACCGTGCCCCCCATCAATAATAAATTCGGTCGCCTGAAACTTCTCTTTGGCGTAGTGTTGATTATATGTAGAGTCAATGTATCTCGCAAATTCTGCGATCAACTTATCTTCGTTGAACTTGTAGTTGGGCGGAAGGTCTAGTGTGAACTTAGGAATTTCTTCCTCAGTAACATAACCTTCGGCTCTCAGATCTTTTACGTTTTTCATTACCACTCCCTCAAAATAGTTGTTGCAATCATAAATCCGGAGACCGCATTCAACATGATGAGTGCGCGGTCTTTCCAGATAATAGATACCCAAGTCCATAGTATAATACCTACGAACCCTATTGTCAAGTCATACATGCGATATTCTGGGCCCGCAGATCGCATTGCCAGAGAAATTAAAATCATGATTGATGCTGCCCACTTCAGATACCAATCAAAGTTCTCGGGCCACCACTCTCTGTCTGGTTTATTGCGACCGTCTGCTCTCACTTGAGGGTCACCACGTCCTGTCTTAGACATTTAAACTCCTAACGGATTGGTAGACTCAATCCGATTTTTTGCAAGTAGGTGCAAAGGATTAAAGGATTGAATTCTTTTTTGTGCCATATCAATATATTCTTGATGAATTTCAATACCTACATATTTTCTCTCTAAGTCTAAGCAAGACACCGCAGTGGTACCACTTCCCATAAAAGGGTCCAAGACAAGGTCGTCGACATAAGAATAGTAAGATATAATATTGTCGCTCAGTTTTTTAGGAAATGGTGCTAGATGTTTGGAGGCAGTTTCAGGATTAATTTTCCATACATTGGATCTCTCATATCCATCTGATACTAAAGACTCATCTAAGATTTCTCCACTATACGATCTAACAATTTTATCGATTAAGAAATCACACGGCTTTTGAAAAATCAAAATGCTTTCAGTAACCAAATTGGGTTTGTATGCAACTGGTTTGCGATGTTGATAGAAACCTCCGTTACGATTCAAAGCAGACCCTTCCGGTTTCACCCATACTATATCATCAATATATTTCCAACCCATTTCTTCCATAATAGAGAACATGTGGAAAGGTATACCCAAACGAGAGCTTTCTTTAGATCTAGATTCTCTGGCCTGTATCACCGGAGAAACGTTAATAGCGCACATTCTCCCGTCTTTTGTAACTCGAAACACTTCTTTAAATACATCTCGCAAAAAATCCAGATACGACTCATAGGTAGGCCACACTGAATATGATCTTGCATTATAGTAAGGTGGAGAAGTGCATGTAAGATGAACAGATTGAGAATCTAATGTTTTCAGAACATCTTTGCAATCACCATGAAGAATTTGATTAATCATAACGACTCTATACGTCTCGCCGAAGATTTGTGAGAGTTGCAGTCTCCATTTTCTACAGACTTCCGGCCGTGACACAGTTTACAGAAAGTTTTTACATTTTCGGGCACGTTGTTGTAGTGATCTCCATCTATATGATCTAAGTCAAGTGAGTTGGAAAATCCCCCCCAACCGTCTTTCGGTACCGGACAAGGAAAACCAAGTTGGCTATCTGCGTTTTCACAGTAAGTCTTCTTGTGCTGAGTCACACCTTCACGCATCACCCCTGTCTTGATTCTTCGACTACTGCAAGAACTACACTCTGACTTAAACGACCAGTTCTTCCATTCACGAACTGCGACATTTCTATCACAACCATCATTAACGCAAAGAGGCAAGGTTCTTTCCTCATTGTAGAACTTCTCTTTCATAGCAGCAGAAGACATATTCACAATCTCTCTCATCAATTTATGTAACCATTATACCAAATTCTGGAGAAGTTTGTCAACACTTTTTGAAAACTTTATTATGTAAATTTTTCACTTGATCATAATAATGGTGCGAAAGGAGAGACTCGAACTCTCACGCCTTGCGGCACAGGTACCTAAAACCTGCGTGTCTACCAATTCCACCACTCTCGCAATGTGGCTGGCGCGGCAGGGCTCGAACCTGCGACCAGATGATTAACAGTCATCGGCTCTACCAACTGAGCTACGCGCCAAAAAAACTTATATATAATATGTACAGTGTAATAAAACTGTCATACTATTAACTGCCGTGAGGCAACAAAAGTCGTCGTGAGACGACAGGAGAAAGCAAATGAAACTAGTACTAACTTTATTGCTGTTGGTAGCAACACCAGCGGCACTTGCAAACTCAGTCACTATCTGTAAAGATGATAAACTACTTATATCGTCTGATAGTGTGCATATTATATCAAAAAATCACGAGACTGTCAAGTTATCTCACAACTGTGATCTAAATATTTCACCAGACTCTAAAGTCGTGGTAAAAAACAACGGTCGTCGCATCGTCGAAGACCGTAGCATCGTGATTGAAGTAGACGATAAGCGAAACTCATGTGAGGTTCAACAAATCGTCTAGTCTTTAGGCCACCTCTTCTTCTTGTGGTATCGCGTTGCGCAAATACCCAAGTAGATTTTCAGGGGTGGTCATCTCATACGGATCATCATCCGCATTGTCACGGATACTTGCTTCACGGAACAATGCCTCGATCACACCATCGGTGACGACCACTGCATAACGCCAAGAACGGTGTCCGAATCCTAGATTGTCTTTATCGACAAGCATCCCCATAGAACGTGTGAAGTGACCAGATCCGTCTGGAATCACCTTGACTCGCTTGAGTTCTTGATCTCGTGCCCATGCGTTCATCACGAATGAGTCGTTGACAGAAATACAGTAGATGTCATCGACACCAAGATCGACGAACTGATCAAACTTCTCTTCAAATCCAGGCAACTGCATAGTAGAACACGTAGGAGTGAACGCGCCTGGCAAAGAAAAGATAACTACACGTCGTCCCTTTGTGTAGTCTTCCATTGTAGTCTCTTCCCAACGATATGGGTTAGGACCATCAATACTTTCATCACGCACACGCGTCTGAAAAGTTGCTTCGGGTACAGGATCGCCCACTTTTATTCCGGTGATTTTCATCCACCGATCATCATTATCTGTCATCAATCCTCCATCTCTGACAAATCTATGACTCCGTCGTGGAGCCATTTCAACTCAAGATCGTTTAACTTTTCGTTCTCGTACTGTCTCGCCTCTAACTCATCGGGATGATTTTGATATCCCTTAGTTAGGTTCAACCAGACGTATCTAACATAGAACTTGATTATACCCATGCGTTTGATCTGATAGCAGTGTTGTAGTTCATGTCGGTACAACTTAACCAATGCGCGACGGGTCATCATCTCTGACTGTGCGACTGAACCTGTATCATATTTCTTTGGTCTCATGATCACATACGGCCAGAGAACTACACCACGAAATCGTGACTTCCACGGAAAGATAGATTGAGACTCTTCCCTGTAGACTATCTTAAACTTCATCTTTTTCCCATCGTTTTAGTGTGTCTTTATGTATACTCTTGTGCGAGTAGTACATGGTGATACCACCGAAGACCATAGGGCACAGAAAGACTGCGAGAACACCAAGTAAACCCAAGTCCATAACTTAACCTTTCATTGCGGACATTATAACTGGAATTTTAGTGTATGTCAAGTCTGTTTCTGCTTCTTCAGTATGACCGCACCAAGAACATTCTTCACCTTTACCGATAAAGATTGCACCTTCAAACATGCATTGATGGGGCCATACGACAGTCGCCATATTATCATAAAAACATTGATTGAACGTATCGTCCCACACCGCGTTACCTGTTTTAGAAATAGGTGACTCTGCGATTTCCATTATCTGTTTGCCTCACGTTCTAGAAAATCTGCGTGGACGAATCCACGTTGACACAACTCGTTGCGCATCTTTCTTTTGTACTTCTTGTTGTTAGTACTGAAGAACTCGTTCCACAACTGAGTGTTATCTAGCGTGTGCATATAGTAATGTTTGTCGGTGTTACGTGAACGTGCGATAGCACTCTTGTAAACTTGGCTTGGCTTGTATTTTACTGGCATAATATGAATCCTTCAAAAAAGTGTGGGGAGAAGAACTCTCCCCGATTATGATGTAATTATCCTGCAGAGACTTTGAGTGTCCCCGCGTCGTTCCACAACTGACCAGCATTCACTGGGTCGGTTGTAGGTAAGTCATTTACCATTATTGAATTTGTAGTCTGAGTTTGATCGTGGAAAGTAGTCCCGTCGCGTGTAAACAGATTGGACACATTGACCATATCAATAACTTCAGATATAGTGTAAGGAGTGATTGCGTCACCTATTTTATGATTCGTGGCTGTTGTATTACCACTAACTCCGGCATGAGTGACTCTACTTGCATCGTCAACGTAAAGAACTGACGTTCCGTTCATGGTAATTGAATCACAGTGCAAATTTGCAAATCGTCTTACTTCTAATGTTCCAGCATTCATGGTAATATTATTTGCACGTAATTTAGCAGATACGACCTGTATAGTTGCGTTTGAATTTATATCACTCGTTACTAATTCACTACCATCCCTAACTCGGACCAGTGCAGCATTGTTAAGCGCGTTGACTTGAGCGTAACTATTAGTTTCTACCCAAATGCGACTATTGATAGGACCATCTGTCCAGAACGTACACCCATCATAAATCTTAATGGGCCCATTCCAAACAACGTCATCATTATATTGATTGTAGAACCATTTAACATTAGAATATCCAATCTGCGCATCAGCGTTTACTACGATATCGCCGCCCATTTGCAATTGTGGGATGCCATATACTACCAACGCTTCTCCAAAATTTCCTACCGTAGAGACGTTGGGGGTGGTTCCTGCAGGATTCAATGCGTTCTGAGAAAGTAGTTTAATGTGTGCATTGACATGACCTAGTCTGAAATAACCGCTAGTGCCAGCAGAATGCGTTACACCTTCTTCTAATGAAACGACAAAAGTTGCATTCTTGTCGCCTCCAGAATAACTAGATGCACCTACATCTGCTAATGGATTCTCCATCATAAAGTTAAACGCTTCTTGCAGAGTTGCAAACTCTTGGTCATACACAAGATTAGTTGCTGTTCCGCGTGAGTCTTGAATCTGTGCTAATTTACCTGCAGGAGAGCCTACATAGATAAAGTACTCTGGTGTAACAGTTGGTGCCTGAAGTTCGAGACCACCACCAGAGATTCCAGTGAGTTGTGATCCGTCACCGATAAATGAAGTTGCAGTTACAGTTCCAGTAACACCCAGATCTCCATTGACCTGCATGTTAGTATCTACAGTAAATGTTTTTTTGCTTGACATATTAGGCATCCCGCTTTGTTCAGCTAAAAGATCTGGAATATTAGTTTCGCCTGAACCTACGTCAGGCGCATCTACATTTGACATTATAAATCCTCTCTTAAAATTGATTCATCTGTCTATTTATAACTAACCTTCGTTCTCTAGATCCCAAATACATTTATTCGGTGTCGCTTTAGTCACTTTAGAATTGATCTTCTTCGGTTGACCCTGCCATCGCGGCCGTTGAAGAAGAGCCAAGAGTAGTCGTGATCGCATCGAAATAACCGACGCCGACTTCCCTTTGGTGTTTTGTTCCTGTGTATCCGTATTGCTCCGCATGGAATTCAGCCTCTTGAATGTCTGCGTATGCCAACATGCCATCACTTTTGTATTGACGTGCAAAGTTGAACACTGCCAGATTCGTTGAATGAAATCCCCCCAATGTAATGAACTGAAACTTAAATCCCATTTTGCCTAGTTCTCTCTGGAACTCTCGTAACTCATTATTGCTTGGGATTGACTTGCGCCAGTTGAATGACGGTGAACAGTTGTACGCGAGCATCGCGTCTGGAACTGCACCCTTGACTGCATCAGCGAAACGCTTTGCATCCTTCAAGTCTGGTGTCGATGTCTCGCACCAAACGAGGTCTGCGTATTCTGCGTATGCCTGTCCACGCACACAACCGAACTCTAGTCCCCTACCTTCTTGTAGTTGATAGAACCCTTCCTGTGTACGACATTGAATAGAGCCTGCCGAACCTTGGGCAACTCTCTTGATGAATGGTTTATCGATGTGTGAGATGTTACTAGAGATTAACTTAGCAGACTCAGCATCGGTACGAGCAATAACGACTGTATCAGTGCCAGCAACGTCACTAGCAAGGCGAGCGGCATTAAGATTGCGTATAGCTTGACTAGTCGGTATGAGAACTTTTCCTCCCAAGTGTCCGCATTTCTTTTCGGCAGCCACTTGGTCTTCGAAGTGAACAGCGGCAGCACCTGCCTCGATAAGATTTCTCGCAAGTTCATAAGAATTTAAAACTCCTCCGAATCCTGCCTCAGCATCGGCAATAATAGGGGCAAATTCAAACCCGTTTCCAGACTCCAGATATTCGATCTGATCTTGTCGTCTAAATGCATTATTGATAGACCTGACAACGTTAGGCACACTATCAACAGCATAGAGAGACTGATCTGGGTAAACTTCGTTGTGAGAGTTGGCCGACGCCGCCACTTGCCATCCCGAAAGATATATCGCTTTGAGTCCTGCCTTAACATGTTGTACTGCTTGTTGTCCATTATATGCTCCAAACGTATTGATGTACTCGTTCTCTTCAAACAACTTTCGAAGTTTAGTCGCACCCATCTTTGCGAGGGTGTGGTCGATTTGAACTGTACCTTGAAGGCGACGAACCGCCGACAATGAATAATCTCTTTTCTTCATAACAAATCCTATAATATGGTATCCGGTAGGGGGTTCGAACCCCTGTTCCCGCCGTGAAAGGGCGGTGTCCTAGACCACTAGACGAACCGGACTCACTTTCACATGTATATAGTATTACTTTAACTGTTCAATCAGTATAGTAACTTTTCCCTTTTCCCCTTCTACGAAAATAGCAACGTCGGAGACTTCGACATGAACTTGCTCACAGAAGTGTTTGGACACCTCTCCTGCGCACTTGTCGATAGCCGTCTCAATGCACTGGTATACGCCGATGATTGTTCCCATAGAATCAAACGCGACATAGACCTGTTGAGTACTCAGCTTACCATCATTAAAATATGTAGATGGATATGCTAACCCTTCCATTGTTTTTACCTCTTGGATGTTGTTATTATATCATATATCGAAGTAATATACAACCGATAAAAACTGTTCGTTCTTAAATCTCACGACAAAATCTGTACGGTCCTCTATAGGGATTACTACTTTTCTTGTCCTGAGAATCGATCGTTTTTCTTCGTACGACTCAAATATCTCCTCTGCGATTTTCCTTGTGTCTATCTCCTTAGGCACAAAATCTTTTGGAGCACTTGTATTTAGAGAAACCGCAATCGCAACATCTAGTAACATTTTATTCCTCGACGTAAAATATATGGTCACCAATGCGACCAATGAGTTTCATCTTTCTGTGGAAGCTCCACTCTGGTTCAACGTAACTCGCATGGTAGTGGGTAGCGCCCTCTGTAATCCCCCTAAACTTACGATAGGATAGAATGTCTTCTGCTACACCCTTTGCACGTAACCACGCATACTGTTCAACTGGCGCGTCTGACCGACCGTCACAATACCAACTAAACTGACATTGGTTTCTCTTGGGAATAAACAGTCCTTGTTGAACTGCCCACTCAGACATCACTGCCTGTTTCACAACACCACATATTGTGGAAGGGTAACGAGTATCCTTTACACGATTAAGAGTTACATCTGCAACCGCATATTGTCCTGCGAGACTTTCACTACGAGCTTCGTGGTAAATGTTTAAGGCGAGACACTCAAGTTCGTCCGTGGCGTTGATCTTGACATTCTCTGCATTAACATATCCGACATATCCGAAAATTGACAACAGGGTTAAGACACACACACCACGAAAGATATTCATAGAGTCATCCTCAGAAGTTTCTCTAACTTCTTAAGTCTCTTTAGTTGTTTGGGGGTAGGATTATCACCCGCCTTACGACGCAAATATGCATACTCTCTAGTTAGATTGGCTTGATAAACCATTTTGCATTTCCTCTTCACTGTACATAAATCCAAATGAACTTTGGACCATACTGGGTTGAGAACTAAAATAGTTTCTAACCATCATGAACGCTCTAAGCAATTCAGGGTCGTCATTAAGTTCTTTATCTTCTAGGATAGCGAAATCTAGTTCTTCTACAACTATGTTGTCGAATTCATCATCTTCAACATAAACGTTTATGTAAGGCATAGTACTACTCCACTTTGGTTAATTATGGGAGATATTATACTATAATAAGTCTTACATGTCAATGAATTTTTTGTATAGGAAATCGGAGAAAATGACTTGTGTTTTTTCGCCGGGATGTCCGTGAGGTCTAAGGTCGTCGTTTTCAATTGCGATGGTGTATAGATCTTTACCTTTACCTGCACCCACACGGCTTGTAGGTTTAAGGTCTATGATAGAGTTCTTTAACCAAGATGTGTATAAGGGCATACTTCCCGCCACTAATGTATCATCTTCGTCTGGACCATTGTCTCGCAAAATTGACATAATGTTTGACCAACAACGTTTATGAAAAAATCCCTGCACGAGCTTAATACCCATACTGTCACATAAAAGTTCTAAGGTTTTCATTTTGGTAAGAGTGTGCATCACATCGGTGCGTGAATCATAAGCATTATCAAACCAATCATTCATGACACGACGCTTGTTACGATTGTATATCCCAGATGTTCGTAGTGGAGAAAATTGAGTAACATCGTCATGTCTTTGTATTTTTATTTCTCTCTCTTTGGGCATATACTCTACTACCTCCGCTCGTTGGAATGCAGACCACATGACGACGATGTGCGTGACCGGAGTTTCATGTCTTGGGTTGTGAAGATAATCCGTAACTTCACGAAATATCTTATCATTACCCGCACCACAACTTCCCAAGTTAATATAGGGCATTGCCATTTTACCTGCAAGAAGATGCGTAAAAGTAAAAGGCCAATGTGTCGGCGGATTATCATCAAAACCCTTCAGTTCGTCTCCCCAGACGAAACTGCATCCTGCTGTCAATAACATTAGTTCTTCTCTTTATAGTCTTTGATAGCAGCTTTGATCGCGTCTTCCGCGAGTACACTGCAATGGATTTTTACTGGTGGTAATGAGAGTTCTTTTGCAATGTCTGTATTACGGATATTCCCGGCTTCTTCGAGACTTTTACCTTTGACCCACTCAGTGAGTAGAGAACTAGAAGCGATAGCACTACCACAACCATAAGTTTTAAATTTCGCATCTTGGATGATTCCAATTTCGTCAACAAGAATTTGTAGTTGCATCACATCGCCACACGCGGGCGCACCGACCATGCCAGTACCGACGTTATCGTCTTCCTTGTCCATTTTACCCACGTTGCGTGGGTTCTCGTAGTGATCTAAAACCTTGTCGGAATACATTACTCAGTCTCTATATCTTCAATCAACATGTCGCGCATGGCGCGTGCCTGTGCGTCTTCAGGGTTATTTACACTACCACCATTCACAAACTTGTATGCAAGTGTGATGCGTTGGCATTCTGTATATGCAGCGTGCCAGCAGTGCAAGTCTTCTTCTTGTTCTGCGCCAAAGTAGTAGTGACGACACTGCCAGCCGGGCACATCGTCGATCTTAATGATTTTGTTGTTCTGTTTATCATAGTACTCAAAGAACCCTTCTCCGGACTCTGACCATGTAAATAGAACCTGATATGCGTTGGCATCATAGTTGGTGTGCCAACCCACAAACCCGCCTGGCGGATAGTAAGATAGTAGAGCGGAAGTATGTGCGCCAAGTTCTGACGCAAAGTCATATTTGACTTTCTGCATAAATCCACCCCACATCTCTTTGTCTTCACGAACCATCTTGGAAATCGGTTGTGCGAAGTATCTATCGGGCGGGCCAACCAGACTATCACGAGATAAACATTCTAACAGATACTCACGTGAGGTGTAATAAGACCCCAAGTCAACATCCTTGCGTTCGTGATATGTCCAATACTTTTCGTCGTTGTACGACGGTTTAGACAGCATCTCATCGGAGAAACCGTTGAGGGTATTTAACAACTCTTTATTACGAATAACTACTTCAGTCATTGTTACGAATAATCACCATAGAATAACGATCTTTTAATGTACTTTTAAATACGATCGTGTCACCAGATTTTAAATTTAATTGATCCATCAAATCATCATTTAGTTCAAAGGCGATCTCACCACCTTCAACATCAACGACCGGACAAGTCCAAGAACTAGAAGTTATCTTGTTCGAATTTTTCATTTGCTTTTTGAATGTCTTCTTCAGTACATACACCCATATGTAGTAGGAATGAAACTGTAGAATTAATACCCTTTTGTGTACCCATGATTCGTCCCACTGTATATGTAACGAACATTAGTGTGACGGCTAAAAAAGTGTGCAAGTACGGATCCATTGTGGACTCCTTATATTTTAAAGCCAGCAAACTTTTCACTATCTATTCGCTGACCAGATGTGGAGTTATCAAATGCTGGTCCATTATCTACTTCTTTATTTAGGGGTGAGTCGTTTTGATCAACATCAAATAATCGCATTTTACTCCGGTCAATACCTACGACAAACCGTTGGTACATGTGCGGGTCGTTATACCGATTCTTTAACTGTTTCACTAATATCTGTCCGTGGCCGCTCAGTTCATCATTACTAATCAACGCAAACATAAGATCTGCAGTCGCAGGCAAACCAAACGACTCCGATGTGTCCTCAAGACCCAAGTCATCATTGGAGTATCCAGATCGAGTTGTCTGTGTCGCAGACACCACCGGAACATCAAACTCCACAGCCAAACCACGCAGTTCTTCTGCGATGGATTTGATATAGGTGTATGAGTTAATCGCACCGCCCATACTTTTCATACGTGCACTTGCGCAAATATTCAAATAATCAATGAAGATTAGATCGGGAATAAACTTCTTCTTCAGTTTCAATTCATTCAACAACGCACGGAAGTGATTTGCATGTGCACTACCAGTCGGATACTCTTTGATAATCAACTTGCCGTTTGTCTTATCTGCAATAGACTTAACACGATTTGAAAACATGTCTTTACTAAGATGTTCGAGTTGGTCTATCGGGACGTTGAGTAGATTCGCATCGATCCGTTCTGCAATGCGTTCTTCAGCCATCTCCATAGTGATGTAAAGGACATTCTTCCCCTGTGATAGGGCAGCACCAGCACAATGACACATGAAGAGAGATTTACCGACACCCGTACCCGCCAGTGCGATGTTGAGGGTCTTATTAGGTAATCCACCCTTAGTGATGCGGTTAAAGTAGTCCAGATCGAACGGTATGCGTTCCTCAGTCGTCGTATAAAAGTCATATCGTGCGTCCACCGATTCTAGGTAGTCGTGACCAATGTTAGTGTCGAACGTCACTGACAACGCTTTAGAGAGTACATCGGGTATCGCATTGCGCGACAGTGACTGGTGATTACCATCTATAATAGTTATAGATTCCATAACTGCATTGAATACAGCACGGTCTTGACACCACTTCTCTGTCCTCTCAACTAACCATGCAAGATCTTCTTCGGCATACTTAAAGATGTCGGGAAGAATCTCCATCGCAACACGGTAGTGTTCGTCTGATAAACGATCAGCCGAGTCTATCTCGATCTTAAGCGCTTCCATCGTAGGAAGGTTATTGAACTTTGCAATATATGCAGTGAACTCTTTGAAGAGACCTTTATAAACTCCTTCAAAGTATTCGGGGGAGAGGAAGGGGGCAACCTTCCTCATGTAAGAATCGTTAGTCAGTAGATTCCGTAGAATCGTCTGTTGTAGATTTATTTCTGTCATAACTCTTAATCGATGCCTCTAAGATATCTTCTAGTACGTCTGCAGCGAACTGCTGCAGTCCAGTATTTTCAATATTATATACGATTGCATCTGGGGTGTCAATAACATCAAAGTTAAATTTAATTACACCTTCTTGGCCATCAATAGTAACATTATTATAACGAAGCGTTACATCATTGTAAGGTGCTCGTAATAAATTTACATTCCACGCATCCTTCCCTTCAACCACAACAGGTTCTAGTTTATAATCGATAAACTCGCAAGGTTTATCTAAATTTAATTCTTTCACGCTTCCTCCAATTCGGCGATTAATTCTGCGTCAACTTCACTAGAGTAACCGATCTTGTAGGTCTTCTCCAAGAAGTCCGCGAAGTTAGTTGTTTCAAAAATAGGTTCCCAGAACTCTGCGTTCAAGGTATCCTTCGTTCGTACTTTATTTCCAACGACTTCGCCTGTAGTTGTGTCAACTCGTTGATACCAACCGTTAGAAGGCTTAACCACATAACCGCCAACAAGAGCAACATCGAGTAAACCGCTGTATTTCTGAACACCACCTTCCCAAGAGACACCAATCGGGATCTTAGATTTTTCTTTGACATAACGAGACTTTTCTACATTAATCACGAAGTTGTATCCAACAACCTCAGTACCTTGTTTCTCTTGTTGACGACCGATGATCCAGATGTTGTCTGCAGAGTAGTAAATACCCGTACCACCACCGACAATATCTTTTGGAAACAAACCGATCTCTTTATAAGTGTGATTGATTGCCAGTAACGGAATGTTCTTCATCGTCAAGTATGGGGTGGCCATACGGAACAGTCCCTTCAGTGCCTTCGCACGAGACATGTCTGCGACACCCTTCTCGTTCAGTGCGTCCTCCAGTTCTTTCTTAGAGGCGAGGTTGCCGATCGAATCAATGACGATGATCACATCATCTTCACGGTCCAACTCTTCAAGTTGGTTGATCATATCAAACTTCAGTTCTTCGACGTTTGCAATTGGTGTGTGTAGTACACGGTTGGTATCAATACCGAACTGTTCAAAGTATGACTGTGGCGAACCAAACTCTGAATCATAAAACAACATGACTGCGTCTGGTTTCGCGTTCAAGTACGCACCCGCCATAAGTAAGGCGAATGATGTCTTGAAGTGTTTAGAAGGACCTGCGAGTACCGTCAGGCCCGGAGAGATACCACCATTGACTGATCCCGACAGTGCGACGTTAACCATCGGTACGTCGGTCGGTACCATATCTTTTTCTGTGAAGAATTTACTCGTGGATAAGGTAGATGTTTCCTTAATCTTCGAGTTCTTCTTCAGTTTGTCCATGATGCTCATAGAGACTTAATCTCCTCTCTCAGATCAATACCGTGCGGTACGGGTCTGTCTAGGATATCATTAAAGACTACCTCCCAGAGTTGTTCTGATCCTATTGCCACTGGTTCTAAAAATCGTACCACCGATTCTAGTCTACCCTCAAGATCTTCAATCCTTTCCATCATCTCTACTTTCGTCATTTTTGGTCCCTCCAAAATCTACAAATGTAATGTTGTTCACTTTTTCACGTTCATCGAGGTCATATTGTATACGATAACTAGTGTTGATGTCAAGTACTTTCTGTAATAAATCAAAACTAATTGTACCACCATCCTCATGTTCATGCGTGGAAAAGTGTAGAAACGCCGCAGTATCTTTTGGAAGACAAGCACCGCCAAATCCTCGTTTCCCGTCAAAGCCTGGCACTCGTGTGTGTCCCATACCAACACGGTCGTCGGCACCAACTGCACGAACGATCGTGTTATAGTTGCAACCGTAGAGGTTGACCAGATCATACAACTGATTAAAGAATGTGACTTTGGTTGACAAGAAAGAGTTAATAGTATACTTAACGAATGAAGCTTCGTATGCCGTCATCCTGTGATAATCATTAGACTCACACGAACTAAAGATTTCATACAGATCTATGGTTTCCATGATTGCGGATGGTGTACCACCAATCACATGATACTTGGCCCCCACAAAGTCTGCCTTAGCATTCTTCTCTGTCAAAAACTCTGGGTTGTATGCGAAACGATCTTTCTGTTCTTCGTTCATAGAAGCATACAGACGATTCACAACATCTGGT